TCACCTATTACATATCAAAGAGAAGCTTTAGGTCTTGGAAAAGCAGCAGAAGAGTATGGTGCTAGATTTTTTAAGAATGATGCAACACCACCTATAGCTATTGAAGTACCAGAAGAGCTTAGTGACCAAGCATACAAAAGACTAAGAGAGTCATGGCATCAAGCTCAAAGTGGAGATAATGCACATAAAACAGCAATCTTAGAAGGTGGCTCAAAGATAGCTAAAGTAGGTTTATCAAACGCAGATTCTCAGTTTTTAGAAACAAGAAAGTTCCAAAGAAGTGAAATTGCAGGTATGTTTAGAGTACCACTTCATCTTATAGGTGACCTTGAAAAATCATCATTTAGCAACATTAGTGAGCAATCCCAAGAACTAGTCAAATATACACTTCAACCATATATCATCAAAATAGAACAAGCTATAAAAATTCAACTTTTAACTAAAGAAGATAGAAAAAATCATTATGTCAAATTTAATGTAGATGGTCTTTTGAGAGGTGATATAAAGACGAGATATGAAGCATATAACACTGGTCGCAATATGGGTGTTCTTAGTGCAAATGAAATCAGAGAAAAAGAAGATTTAAACCCAATAGACGGTGGAGATGTTTATCTTACTCCATTAAATATGAGTGAATCAGGAGATAAAAAAGATGCCTAAATTAGAAGATTTAAAAAAAGAAATATGTGGTCGTGTAGTTTATAGAAATGCGACCTTTCAAGTAAGAGAAGTAGAAGTTGAAACAAGAAGTGAGAGCACATCAAATCAAGATGCAACTTTTATACTTATATCAAATAACAATCAAACTGAAAGATATGATTGGTGGGAGGGTGAAACATACATAGAAGAACTAGATATCAATGGTGCTGATTCTCTTCAGCTAAAAACTTTTTTCAAAGATCACAATCCTAGTGTAGATAATGCAATAGGTCGTGTTGAAAATAAAAGAGTTGAAGATGGTGAGTTACTAGCAGATGTTGTGTTTGGAAGTGATGAACACTCTCAGACAATTAAACAAAAATATGATGATGGAATCCTTAGTGATGTCTCCATAGGTTATCGTATCAACAACATAGTTGAGACAAAATCAAAAGGTGAGCCAACTCATGTAATGGTAACTGATTTTACGATAGTAGAGTTAAGTGCCGTTTGGAAAGGTGCAGACGCTGGAGCTGTAAAGATAAAACAGAGTGAGTCTGTTGCAGATGAAAAAAGATTTTCATTTGATTTATATGAAAAAAAAGAAAAATTAAGGAGAAAAGTATGAATTTAGAACAATTAAGAGCATTTCTAGCTGCGTTGGATGTGCAGATGAGAGGTATTATCGATGGAGCTGATAAAGAAAAAGGTGTATCAGAAGATGAAGCTACAAGATATGATGGTCTTGAAAAACAATTTGATGATGCTCAAAGACAAATTGAAAGACTAGAAAAAGCTGAAAAAAGAGCAGCTTATATGAATGAGCCTACAAGCACACCAGTACTTCCTGATAATACAGATGAAGAAGAACGTGAAGATGATGATTCTGCTGCAACATATAGAAGTGCATTTTGGAAAGCTCAAACAGGTCAACCTGTAACAGCTAGTGAATCAAGATCATTATCTACTGGAACTGATGCAAAAGGTGGATATTTAGTTCCTGAAAGTTTTTCAGCAACCATTATTGCTAAAACTACGGAAAAGTCTTATATGAGAGATTTAGCAACTGTTTCAAGTTCAACTTCAGTAGAAAACATACCTGTTGAAGGTGATGATGGAGCAAATGGTTGGATTGATGAAGAGGGAACATATCCTGAGAGTGACCCAACTTTAGGAACTATTTCATTATCTGCATGGAAAACTGGTCGTATTGTAAAAGTTACTGATGAAGCATTGAATGATACTGTTCCAGCTATAGAAGGTTATGTTGCTATGAAATTTGCAAAGTCAACAACCAAAGCAGAAGAATTAGCATTTGTATCTGGTGATGGTGTTAAAAAACCAACAGGAGTTTTAATTACAGCAACAGTAGGAAAGACTTCGGCTAGTGCTACAGCGATTGCAGCAGATGAAATCATAGATCTAATGACAAGTTTAGATGAAGATTACGATGGCAGTGCTCGTCTAGTTATGAATAAAAACACAAGAGCAGCGATTAGAAAGTTAAAAGATTCTACAGGTCAATATCTATGGGTTCAAGGTTTTGGTGGTACTCCCGATACTTTTGATGGTAAACCAATTAGGCTCAATAAGCATATGCCAGATATTGCAACAGGAACAAAACCTATAGCATACGGTGATTTTTCATACTATCACATCAAAGACAGAACGGTTATGACTATGAAGCGTCTAGATGAGAAGTATGCAGAGACTGGTCATGTTGGATTTAGAGTAGATAAAAGAGTTGACGGAAAACTTGTTTTAGCTGATGCAGTTAAAACTCTACAAATGGCATAAAGGATAAACCATGAAAGTGAAGTTTTTAACTTCCCTTTGTGGTGGTGAAAAAGATTACCACGCAGGGGATATTGCAGTCATACAAGATGATGAAGCTATTAGATTGATTGATGCAAATTTTGCAGAGTCAGTTCCTAAAAAAGCATATCAAGAAGTAATGGCAAAATTAGATAAAGCCAAAGAAATAGAGCTGGAAAAGCAACAAAAGATGGAAGCCATCATGTATGAAGATGAACTAAAAGCTGAAAAAGAAAAGCTTTTAAAGCGAGTATCTGAAATAGATGAGACTTTAAGACTTGTGGATGAGGATAAAAAACAAAACTCAGATTCTGAAAGTGGAGATGGAGAGTAAATGAAATTAGTTCAAACAGTAGCACCAACAACAGAACCTATAACGCTTGTTGAGGCAAAGGCATTTTTAAGAGTGTTAGGTAGTGATGATGATGCACTCATAACAACTATGATAGCTCAAGCTACAAAACATGTTGAAAATGTTGTCAATAGGCAACTGATTCGTGCTACTTATGAACTTTATACAGATGGTTTTATAACTAAACTTCCTAAAAACCCAATCCAATCTATAGAAAAGATTGAGTATATGGATGAAAATGAAGTTTACCAACTCTTAGATGCTAGTCTTTACTACCTGTATGAAGAGTTAGAAATTGGAAAAATTGAGTATAAAGATTTGCCAGGACTTCTAACTCATAAAAAAGCGGTAAAAATTACTTTTGTTTGTGGACATACATCTGTACCTGAACCTATACAAGCGTATATAAAAGTAAAAGTTTCAACTCTTTATGAGTTTAGAGAGCAGTTTATCGTTGGTGCTTCAGTAAGTCATCCAAAAGATGACTTCATTGAAAATCTATTATCACCATACAAGATAAAAGAGTTCTGATGAGAGCAGGAAATCTTAGACATAAAATAACTATAGAAAAACCAACATACAATACAAATGATTTTGGAGAAGAAGAAAATAGTTATCAAATGTTTCAAGAAACTTTTGCGTCAGTAGAGCAATTTTCTATAAAAGAAGCGTTTTTTAGTAGTCATATAATCGAAGTTTCTACTAAAAAATTTCGCATAAGATATGTGAGTGGCTTAGAGATGGATATGAGAATAAAATTTAATGGAAAATATTTTGACATTAAAGAGATTGTTAATCCATATGAGAGAAATAGAGAGTTGATTATAGCAGCAAGTGAAATATTGTGAGTGAAGTTATCGGCATGGATAAGCTTTTACATTCACTAAAAGTATTTCCAGAGAGAGTACAAAAGAATGTACTTAGTGGAGCAGTTAGAGCAGGTACAAAACCTATTTTGACAGAAGCAAAAATAAGAGTTCCAAAAGATACTGGTAACTTAAAAAAGTCACTTGGAGTAATTAAAAGAAGGTCTAGAGATAAAACGAAACTAAGATTTTCAATCACTCCTAGAAAAGGCGGCAAAAATGATGGTTTTTATGCACACATGATTGAGTTTGGAACATCAAGACAACAAGCTCAACCATTTATGCGTCCGGCATTTGAAAACAAAGCAAATGAGTGTCTTTCAGCAGTGAAAGATTATATGGCAAAAAGAATTGAAAAAGAGATTATAAAGGCAAGAGCATGAGTATAGAAGCACTTTTATATCAACACTTAAAAGATAATGTTGAACTTAAAAAGCTTATTGATTCAAGAATTTATCCTTTAATAATTCCTCAAAAATCTTTAATGCCTTGCA